GATCTGGATCTAATACAGATCTTTCAAAATTGATTTTTGTGGATGATAAAGGAAATACATCAAAACTTTCCGAAATCGTCAAGACTACAGAATTCGGGGGAAAGGGCGCCGGTTCTGGTACAGCAAAAGAAGACATGGCTCTCAAATCTCTTCGAGAACAAATGGAAGAGGTAAAGATCAAAGAAGCTTCTTCCATCATAAAGATCAAGATTGGAACAAAGATTTATAATGCATATGATGTGATTTCAACTCCAGGAACTCCAAAATCGGACTTTCACTTAATAGATCCAGATGGGAATGAAATTGTCTGGATCTCGCATAAAGATGGACGAACTGAAAAAGATTTCCAACAATGGGGTGGAATGTCTCAGAGAACTGAACCAGAAATCTATGGTCATCGAGAATCTCAATCACTCATAGCAGACATCAAGAAACTTTTTCCAGAAGGACTTCCATCTGCCACGACGATTGCTCGAAAGATTTCTGACAATCGACTAAAGAATATGTCGGTTTATGGAAATAGATATGGAGGTCCCTTTGGAAGACAAAATGTCACAATCACCCTTCAAGGATCGGTTGTTCTATCTAAGACCGGAAGCTCGTATACCATCTCAGCTCTACACACTCACTTGAATGGAGATACTCTGACTGGTGGTTATGAACCCGTCTTCATGGCGATCTATAAGGGTGATAGAAGTGATTTTGGAATCAAAGGAACTCGAGTTGTAATTGCTCCACTAGGAAGTAGAAAAATCAAGGCATTCATATGAAATCATTCAAAGAATTCATTCTCTCAGAAGAAACCGACGAGAAATTCAAACCTCCAGCCGGAGCCAGAGCAGAAGCAAAACTCGCAATCGAGTGGAAAGAAAAATACGGAGATGAAGTCAATGGAGGAACTCGAGTCGGCTGGATTCGTGCCAGACAACTCGCAGATGGAGACGAATTGTCTCTGGATATCGTGAAGAGGATGCATTCATTTTTCTCTCGGCATCAAAAGAACAAAGCTGTTGCACCAGAATATCGCGATGAACCATGGCGCGATGCCGGATTGGTCGCCTGGAAAATCTGGGGTGGAGATGCTGGTGCCGCATGGGCAAAAGAAATCGTAGACAGAATCAAAAAGAAAGAAACAGGAGAATAGATACCGCCATGAAAAGATTTTTTGACTTCATGAATGAATCAAAGAAAGAAGATACATCAACCAATCAGATTTCTGAGAGCTTTGGAATCGACATTGAAGACAAGACGGTCGAGAATGAATTCTTTCGCGAAGTCCTTTATACAGGAAAACATCTTCAGCTAGTCGTGATGTGCATTCCGGTTGGTGGAGACATTGGTAAGGAAGTTCACAACGAAGGAGATCAATTCATTCGAGTTGAATCTGGAACTGCTGAATTCATGATCAATGACGTCGTCTACAAGGGATCTGATGGCTTCGCTGTCGTGATCGATCAGGGTAGTCTACACAATGTTCGGAATATTGGAGAAGATCCTCTGAAGCTCTATGCTGTTTATTCTTGGCCTAATCATCCAAAAGATCGGCTGGATGTAGTCAAGCCAACAGAAGAAAAAGAATGAGAATACGTTAGGGGGGATTTAAAGTATAGACGTAATTCCCGCAATCCCAGATTTTATAAAATCCTGCTTTTTCCATATTTTTAGATTCCGACAGAGTTTCATCGAATTCTGGAAGAAGGGTTTTTAATTTGTGTTTTTGGTATTTGATCCTAGATTCCCGGATACGATTTTTTGTATAAAAGTAATTGGGATCTGATGAATGACTATAAGAAAACCCCAGTTTAAAATAAAGATTTTCTTTTGAAGTTGTCCATCTTTTATCAGCATAAGAAATTATAGATTCTGGGTTGTAAGTTTTTAAAAAATAATTTAACAACTTACTTGCTCCACCAATAACAGAATGATTTAAAAGCGTACAATACCTAATTAGTTCATATTGGAAATTCTTATTGAATCTAGGTTTTCCGAAAGTCATTACTGCAACTAAAACCTTTTTGTAAAATAATCCGAGTCTTATCAAAGATTTGTCATCCCCTTGAATATGATTAGAGATTAAAAATTCTGATTTCATTTTAGAAGGAATCTCTTCGATCGTACAATTTCTTGCAAAAATCCTTTCTGGGGTGATCGTCAATAGATTAGCAATTTTAGATTTGACAATTTCTTTTTTAAAAACCCATTCATCCTCAAAAATCTGAATCAGCCGAGTTCCTTTTTCTTTGCATAATTCAGATTTGTTTAAATGATAATTTTTTCCCTTTCCTTTATCTTCAGAATGCCAATAGAGTCCGTTGAACTCTATTCCCAAATTTAATTCCGGAAGATAAATATCTATCTCATGAGGATAAATACAGGTCCTGTCGTTATTCCTGATTTTACCTGAGTATACCGAAGAAACAAAATCTAGAATTTCTTGATGACCCGTTGAAATATCTTTTGGGAAACACGTTGGACACCGAGGCATTTTCCCATTATGGTAATAATGTAAAAATTCAGAATTACAAGTTTTACATAACCATTTATAATCTTTATCATATCCACCTCCTTCGAATTCTTCAACCGTAAATAAAGGAAGCATTTTATCAGCAAATCTAGAAAACCTCTCATAGGTATTTTTATTATTAGATTTTTTTATCCTTTTATTTATTTCAGGGGAACAATTGAACTTGGTTCCATAATGTTTCTCATAAGTGTCTTTTTTCTTTTGTTTTATTGCTTCACTTTTTGAGCAATTGTCTACACCATGATTTTTCAGCGTCGTTTCTTTCATTTTTTGCTTCACTTCCTCCAAAAGACAGGTATAGGAAACCCCATATTTTTTTAGATTGGTTTCTTTTGCAGATGCTAAGATTTTTTTCCCATAATCTTCTCCATACCTTTCGATCATGGTCTTTTTCATATTTTTCTTCCAAGAATCTTTTGCTTCTTGACTTCTTCGAGAATGGGACAATACAAATTCGTTAAAAATAGAAATTGGGGTTCCACAACCGCATTTACATATTTTCTGTTCCTTTATTCCTTCCAAAATATATGCACATCTTTCTTTCCATCTAGTATTCTCTGGAAGAAAATCTGTTTCTAAAATAATTTGTTTTCTTAAATCTTCAAATGCTATAGTTTTGCTAATGGAAACGTATGCTCTGTGTCCAAATTTGTTTACAAGATCCTGAATTGTCATAAATAACTCTATAGGATAATTTGATTGCATTTTGTACTCCTTCTTTTAGTTTTAAGACGATATACTATTACATATAACAATCTCTACGCTTTACCAAGACCTACGGGGGTATAAATTTCGAAAATGTGTTTAGTTGCAGTCAAGTATTTTAAAGGCATTGGGTTTTGTGGAATCAAACATCGAGATCGTAATTATATTCCAACCGTAAATATAGTCCAGTCAAACAGAAATGGAGTTCAAAGACTTTATCTTCGAGACAACTCGTCCCGGTACACCGAAGGACTCAACGAATTCGGCGTCTGTATTCTTTCTTCTGCTCTGGCGGTCAGAGGCGACGAAGAAGAAATTCAATCCTTCAAAAGAAAAAATAGGAATGGAGGTAGTGTTTCTACCAGTGGAGAAAAAGACGGAAAAAAGATTCGAGATGCACTGTATGAAAAAACTCCATTGGATGCAGTCAAGCATCTGGTTGAAACGAAGCTGGTCGGTGCGACACTAGTCTTTAATGAAGAAGAATGTTATATTCTAGAATTCGGTGAAGAAATCGATGACGAAGAAAAAAGCTTTGAGCACAAATTCAAGAAAGTAAATCCTGAAGATACTATAGTTCGGACGAATCATGGAATCATGCTTCCGAAATATGGATATCAGAAAGATGCAGATGATGCCAAAGAGATGAGGTCCAGAAAGTCTTCAGAAATTCGTCGAAAGATCGCATTGGAACAATTGGACAAAATTTCAGATCCCAGTGAAATGATGGATGCATTATCTATCAGAAATGATGATGTCGAAGACGTCGCCTATATGAATCCGATTAGAACTGGAGATATTAGCAAGAAGGAAATGGTAACAACTTGCCAGATAATTTTATTTCCAGCAGAACGAACAATGCACTATCGACCAATTCATTCCAATGTAGAATTCTCGTATACAAACATCAACAACCCAAAGAATAAGACTTTTTTCGGAATCATTTCCAATCGAAAATTGCTGGGATTCAAAGAATTTCTTGTCAACAAAAAGGTAAATAAATAAATGAAATCTGTCAAAGACTATATTGCAGAAGCACGTGAAGAGTTGAGTCTTGAAGAAGCTGCTCTTCCCAAAGAACTTCAAGATCGAAATGCCAAGATCGATTTCGAAAAGATCATCACTTCCGAGATGGAACGAAGAAATCCTGCCAACAAAGAAAAACGAGATGAGATTCTAAAAGTTGTCGAATACATCAAGTCAAAGAAAGTCTTCAGTCTGAACAAAATGACCGAAGTGTCTTCATTGCCTCCAGGAACTCTGAAAGCCATCATCGAGATCGCGAAAGAAGCGATTGATGCATCTGGATGGAGTAGAGCTGGATCTGGCGGTTCTTCTTATGATCGAGGCGCTGCAATCGACAGCTATCTGAAACAAAAATGGATCAGTCGATAATTGAAAATTGTCTGTGGAATAGACTTCTCAATGACTTCTCCGGCAGTCGCGATTCATGCCGGAGAAGTTTGGTCATTCAGGAATTGTGAATTTCATTTCTTTCACAATCCAAAAAAAGTCTGTTTCAAAAATCTTGCAAAAGAATCTTCTCAACTATTCCCATACGAGTATCCAAATGATCTAGATCCAGGAATGGGAAGGTTCTCTTTTCTTTCCACCTGGGTTCTTAAAATCCTATCTAGATTCGATAAAATTGACATTGTCTGGATAGAAGGATATTCATATGGATCTACCGGATCCAGAATATTCGAAATAGGAGAAAATGGAGGAATTCTTAAATACAGACTTTTCCATAAAAGAATTCCATTTAAAGTAGTTCCCCCAACAACTGTCAAGAAATTCTATACTGGATCTGGAAGAGCAGACAAATTAGCAATGGAAAACTGTTTTATTCTAGAATCAAGAATAGATCTTAGAACTTTATTGAATCTAACTCAGAAACAATCTAGTCCTGTTGGAGACATTTGTGATAGTTATGCAATTTGTAAATACGGATTCTTTTCTCAACAATAATGAATAGATTCTTTAAAGTAATTCTATCCCCGCCGGACCTAAATTAATTTTAACGAGAATTTTAGGATTTGTAAAATAAATTTTGTTAATACTCAATATTTGGTTTCTTGATAGTGGATGGGATCAGTATGAATAACTCTCTTGAAAAGCTCCATGCAGAATGGAGAAAAGATGCAGAAGTCGACGAGTTCAATCTCGATAAGGCTTCTCTGGACATTCCAAAACTCCATTCCAAATATCTCTACCTTTTGGACTTGACAAAAGAATCCCTCCGGGAACAGGAATACCTCTATGCGATCCTATTAAAGAAACGTCTGGCTTGGTATGATGGAGAATTGACAAAAGAAGAAATGGATGAATTAGAATGGGAATATGATCCCTATGCAGGAAAATTAGTCAAGACCAAGCTCCAGAAGGATCAATATTTGAAAAGCGACGAGATCTTGCTAAAAGCTCAGCAGGAATTGGAAGTCACCAAGCAAAAAATGGATTCTATCAAGGAGATGCTGGACAACATCAAGTGGAGAAATCAAGTGATAAAAAATGCAATTGATTTCAAAAAGTTCCAGGCAGGATTTTGATGCGAAAGTTATTGTTTTTGTTATAATTTAACCGAG